GACGATATGTGCTCTGGTAGCTGCTGCTGGGACGATATGTGCTGCCCGAGCTATAACTACGTGAACTGGAACTTGAACTATAGCTACTGGAGCGGCTGGAACTATAACCACCACCTCCGCCAAACTTGCCGGCGAAAGCAGGCTGTGCAATCATTGCAATAGCAGCAAAACCAAGAATAAACTTCTTAAACATATTGGAATTCCTTATTCAGAGGGAAGAAGAGTGAGGACCTTGTCCAAGATTTCTTTCTTGGACTCAAATCCCTTGGATTCATCAAGTTGATTGAAATAATCAACCAGTGTATTGAGAACATCTTCTTTGCCCTCAAGGTACTCAATATAATTTTGAGCTTCGTCAACTACCTTACCCACAGCATAAGACTGCGTGGATCGTAGATTATCGAAATCTTCTAATAAACCATCATAACGCATTTTCATATTTCCTTACCAATCTCCGCTGGAGCCGCCGCCACCGAAATCACCACCACCGCCTGAGAAAGAATCAGACGACCCACTATCATAGCTTGATCCGCTATCATAAGAAGGACTTGAATAGGTGCTATCGTTGCTGGTAAGATCATTGATCACTTCAGCAACAATAATAGCATCTATAATATCGGAAGATGTATCTTGGTATGGCACAGATCGCATCTGCAGATCATCTGGTTGATGTACCTGACGATCACTTGATAGTGGTAATGGCGCTGGTGCCCGGGGACGAATACCTGATTGTGCAACAGGAGGTGTATACACTGTTTTTTCGATCTTTTTCTTACGATTAAAAAATGAGAACATATTTAAAACTCCATGCGCTTAATGCCTGTATATTATAGTAGATTTTATCAAGTGTGTCAACCACAAAAAAGCCCTGACAAATTAATGCCAGGGCTAAATATTGGTGCGAATCGCGACAGTGGGGATTGTCCATTCGCCCTAACAGTTTATAAGGAACTATCAGCGTGAATATTTACTCAAAAATTATCATCACCGAAAGAATAATCAACTCATTCAAACCATGCAGACTGTATGTCAAAGAGCTCATGGGTATGAAATATTTTGGAAAAACAACTAGAGATCCTTACAAATATACAGGATCTGGAAAAATTTGGAAAGATCGAATTAAAAAATATGGTAAAGAAAAGATAGTCACACTCTGGGTATCTGATTGGTTTCATGATCCAGAAATCATACAGGACTATTCTTTAAATTTTTCTAGAGAAAACGGTATAGTGGAATCTGACGAATGGGCAAATTTACAAGCTGAAAATGGAATTAATGGTGGAAGATTCATTAACCCTGGAACTCCAGGATCCGGAAGGAAATCCGCCGAAACAAAACGCAAAAAGGGAATTCCTGCAGGCGGCACTACTGAAAGTGTTTCAAAAGGAAATCGAACCAAAGCAGAAAAAGGTATTTCTGTTACAATACAGTTGAACAAGCCTGTATCTAGATTAAAGGCAAATGATACCTGTAATAGACTTGCTGACAGAGAAATTGTCAAGCAATTGCGAGAACTGGCTATTAGGTCACAAAAAAAGCTAGGATCCGGATGGGTTCGAAAACCCGATCATTGGATCCTAGCTAATATTAATGAGTTACAACTTAAATGTCATAACGTGGATTCATGATGGTCTTCATCATAATTCCGGTTGGAGTGAACTCCTCGAGGTCTGCTGCAAGCAGTGCCTTCATAATGCTTGGGCTGAAGCCCGAAACAAGTGCTGCACCAGACTTATCTGCCTTTACAGGCACATTGTCATTGCTGTTGATGTTCCAGAATACTACCTGTGGTACAACGTACCCTGCATCAGCATACTTACGTTCGATCATTTCCATAGCGGAATCATCGTAACGAGCACACTGGTCAAACTGCATGTCCGAAAGGATCAGCAGCATTGCAGGCATTTCACTCTGTGGCACACCATTGGAGACCGCGACTTCTAGGATCTTTTCAAAAGCCTTGTTCAGGTTAGTGTTCATTTCCCACTTGCTACGGACCATCTGAGTGATCTTGTCAACAACGTTGCCCTTCAGCGTTAGAAGCTCAGGAGAACCGCTGAAAGTAAGGAACGTATCCTTGAACTTACCAGTGTTCTTGTCTGCAAGGTAAAGACCAAGCGAAACAGCAACTTCAAGACAGGTAGTACCACTCTTGGAGTTGTAACCACCAGCAGGGGTTGACATCGAGCCAGAAACGTCAACCAGTGGAAGAATATTTGCATCGCCAACAAAGTTAGGCAGTGCATTCCATTGTGCTACGATATGATCCAGCTCAGTCTTGGACTTGGTTGCAGAACCATACGTATTGATCATGCCCTTAAGCACGTCATATGGATAAACTGCGGCAGCATTGACCTTTACAGTCTTATCACCCTTAACCAGCTTGGCAACATACTCAGCAAACTTTGGAGTATTACGAGTAAACGCCTTCTTGTAACGCGAAGCTGCAAGAGAAGGAACGTGGTTAAAGTTGATTGCATCCCAATCCTTGGCACACATCTGAGTTTCAACAACCTTGGTTAGGTTAACTAGAGTCTTACGGTACTGCTTTGGAGACAGACCAAGTGCTGCACGAAGTTCTGCTGCAACGGCACCCTTACGTGGCATCCACTTAGCGCAGAGCCCGTTACCAGCGGCAAGAGCATCTGCGATTAGTGCATAAGCTTCTACCTTGAGGTCGGTTGTGGTAAACACAAGCAGATCGTCCCAACGTCCGATTTCAGGAACCTTGGCGATCAGCGCCTTTGCAGCGTCAACGTCAGTCTTTTCCAGATATACAAGGATATCACGGAACAGCTTACGCTCACCTGCACCACCACGAGCATCACGCGCCCATTGTGCAATACGCAGTGCTACGTCACGGTTTTCAACGAACGCAGCAGTGAATGCAGGAACAATGTCCTTGCCACGGCTTGCACCGATGTTATAGAATAGATCCACGGTCTTCTTGGCAGTGCTCAGACGAGCCTTCATACCATTTGCAGTACGGGCTCCTTGGTTAGCCACTGCTTCAACGAATGTAGTCATGTGTATTTCCTTTCAGGTTAATTTTGGTTTGCGTTTTTGGAATGCAATTTTTTAATTTTGCGGGACTTAACCTCTTAAGCATTTATTATAGTGTAAAACGTCAACACTGTCAACGTTTATTTTGGAGTATATTTCGATATATTTTTAAAACCCGTGGGCTTTGGAGTTGTCCAGTCATGAAATCGTATAGCCTGTTTCTTGAGACCCACCCAGGCCAGTATCTGGACCACTGGATGACCGATAAAGTTGTGAAACGCCCATGCATTTCTTTGCCATATCATTCTCTTACCCTCTAATGCACTGGGTTTCAGTAGCATTACGGCCTCGATGGCATCAAATCCAGATATAAGATAGGTTGCCTTTTTTGTTTTAACAGTGACGAACCCTTGGTCAACGTAAAAAACATCAACTTCAATAACACTATCAATGGGAATTAAAAAAGCCCCACATTTAATGAAGTTAGGCGATGTGTTCTGTGATTCCGAGGAAGAAAGCAACATTGTCGCCCACCGAAACCTCTTCTTTACTGCCTGCATGTTCAACGACATTTACTTCAACTCCAGCATCACCTTCGGCAACGCCGACCTTAAACAATAGACCACGTGATTCAAAACCAGCAAATCGACGCATTTTAACGCGATTGCCCTTTTTGCCTTCTAGCAGTCCCTTGCCCTTGGCATCATCCCAATATCCACGCTCCTTGAGAACTTCCTCAGGAACAATTGCGCCTTCTGGCACGTAAATCACATGCTCGCCCGGAACCCAGCGTGGAGTACCATCTTCTTGCTTGTTGGCCACAACTTCATGTTCACCAACTGTTACAATGGTAAGGGTTTCACCATGATCACGTACGGCATCTACTTTGGTTACTAATACTTCCATTTCAAATTCCTTCAAGGGTTAGGCTGCAAGAAGCAGTCCTCCAGTTTTCTGTTCAAGATCAAAATTATCTTCAATAAAATCAATCACATGCTGTGGATCAGCATAACGGCTGAATACAATGTTTGGTCCATGATTGTCAAGCATTACTGCCTTGATATCAGGCGCCACATTAGCAAGATTCCTACTTGTATTGGCACCACATTGGTGTGACCCACACTCGTTTTCAAATTGTGACGCAATATTTCCATATTTTTCCCATACAGGACGCATTTCGTCCTTGATAGGGCAATGGAAATGCACGATACAGTCTGCATCAGGGTGTTCATCAAAAATAATACGCTGGCTCTGTCCACCTACACTGGGTTTAAATCCATGTGCAATAACTTTGTCGAGGCCATCATATTCTATGCGAACTAGCCCATCTTCACGTAGATTGTTGTAGTTGTGCTTGCGCTTTGATGTAAGAACTTCCTTATCTGAGACCTTTACAGCAAAGTGACCAGATGTTGATCCACGAAATGGCTTATATGCACCACGGTCAATACAATGCTCAACAACGGTGCGGAGGTTGTCAGGAATTTCATTGGAATTCCAAGGAACGTGATCACCTTCCACTACCGTTGACCGAGTGAATGTGTTGGTGGAACGACTAAGAACCATCTTAGATAGTTCAACAATTGCATCCTGTCGATCAGTTGTTTCAGAGTAACGAGTTTCTTCTGGTGCAACAATCATGTTGTTACGAGTCTTTGTATCGTTGGCCAACACAAGGTTGATAGAGTTGGCTTTTAGCATGTTCAATGCTGTAACATACTGTTCATCAGAAGTTGCACCACAAGTGGTCTTGAATCCAACCACAAAAATGTCCTTGCGTTCCTTGCGGATTTTACCGATCAGTTTGGCGGCGGGAGTGAGTTGCATTCTCTGCGAGCCGTCAGCGGTCTTTAGACGGGTAGCATATTTGTCTGACTCAGTCAGAAATGCATGTTCATTTAGAATAGAACCATTGTAGTCACACAATGCAACATTAAATACAATCACCCTTGTAGCAGGATCAGCAATGAGCTCATCAAGTTTCCGTTCAATATCTTCATTGGTCACCAACGAGGAAGTTGAATCTGCCATCTTCGTGAGATGCAGTTTGATGTCAAGATCGTCTTCGCTGGGATTCCAGACATTTAGCCAGAGTGCCATATCCTTGGCGGTCGTGCCAAATGCAGGTGCGGCAAGTGCCAAATGATTACGAACGTGTGAGAATGTTCCACCACCGAAAATATGAATAGTCATTGAAGTTTCCTTTAGTTTTAATATACATATATTAAACTATAAACTAATCTAAGTCAACGTAAATCAGGATGATATGACAAAAAGACCGGGAGTCGAACCCACTGTCATTGTCCCCATCGGACTGGCCCGCTAGTTTTAGCGAATAAAGATTGCAGTATTCATCCTATAATTTTTACTTCAAAGATACAGATACAGTTAGTTTTGCTTCAAGTTCTTGGTATTTGAGCAGCTTGATAATCTTGGTTTTACTATATCCTTCTTTTTGATTGTTTACAATCAGAAAGTCTTCAAGTGCTGCTGCGCTGTCGAAATATTTCAATGTCTGGTAACGCACGGTATTACCGGAATCATCACGAGAATATCCGGCTTCGTAGTAGCTTTCTTCAATCACCGCAGCATATTTCATATCATCCATATCAAATCTCCAACGAATTTATAATAAACACATTACAGAAGGTGACCAAACCTTCCTACTCTTTTCTATCCGCCGTCTGTTATACAGTGTCGGCAATTCGGCGAGTTGTTTCCGGTCATGTAGGTCATAATGTGTCTATGTTCTCTGGTGGGAATGACGATTCTTCACCCACTCTTACTGCCTCCGGGAATATGTCCTGGTGGTTAAGCTAGACAGACGTGCTATTTGTTGATCGTTTAAATACACTACAGAGAATTTATATAGCCTTGTATTTCTTTCTATTAGGCAGGATGTCTTTGGTTTTTTGATTACAAGTCAAATCCATTGGTTGCTGCAAACATCCTTGAACTTATTTCAAATTTCGTTTTCTATGCCGATGCCCATCATTGCGGGAACAATCACATCTTCAAACCAAGCCATCAACCATCCTTCCACTTCTGCAGTAGTCATCGTTGATTTCAAGGATTCAAGGAAATCATTTGCTTGTTCATCAAGCCAAACAGTTTGGTCATCAATTACAATTTTCATATCAGGCTCCTTTGATCTGCCATAGTAGGCATTTATATTCAACTTCTCTACCCTGTGATGCAATCATTGTATTGGTCATACCATATGCAATGTGTCCTCCACGAGTATCCATGTCAATATAGTCTTGACCCTTAGTTTTGACATCACCTGTAATTGACTTCAATAATACACCATCGGGGAGTTCTTCGTACTCTTCTTCAGTAAAGAGCCAGAGATCATCGTTCCATTTTCTCATAAATGCCTCAATTAGTAGGAGCAAGGATCAAGGCCAATGGGTTTTCAGCCTTTAGCTCTTCCCATTCGTCCTCCTCGAGGCAGCAATCACTTGCCGTCCAGTCTTCGTCATAGACATCACCCGAATATGTGGAATCTGGGATATAATAACCTAGACCGAAACATGCGAGTGGACTATAACCGTTTCCTTCTGAATCCTTTTGCAGGATGATCTCCATTTCTGGGTCCAGCTCACGTAATTCTTCAATCAGCTCTTTGACTTTCATTTGAAAGATCCTTCTACACTATCTTTTGTGTAATACGTATGCGCAGTATCACAGTTAATCCAACTTTGAATGACATCACCTAGCAATCGGTTAATTGCTCGTGCTCTTGCTCTGAGTACAGTGTCTTCTGAATCAACATGCACTAAAATTGTATCAACGGCTATCTGCCATTCCTGCATCTGCTGCTCTTTGAGAATACTCATAAAGAGTTTTTCCTTTTCCACAAAAACGGACTCCAGCCATTTTCTGCATATAAGCTATATGGAATACGCACCGCGCCGAATCCTGTATTGGTTTTGCCCCAATTCAAATCTTTGCGATTGTTATTAAGTTCTCGTGGAGAAGTTTTACACCTTAGCAAGGACCGTAACGGCCAATGTGTTATTTTAACTCTGCCACCACAACAGTCATCGTATCCTTTGAGCATATATAATTCCTTAGGTAAAGGTTTTCAACGCTCTTAAGTCGTCGCCGATGTTGTCTTCAGAGATTGGANCAAGTCCCAAACACGTAGTAGTTGGTCCATCAAAAACAGTATACCCTGCATCAGTTACCAACGAAGTACCACATATATCCTTGTATTTTTCCTGGAGAGCTTTGAGCTCATCAACAGTATCTACAATAAGAGTGATCTTGTAGGCATGATCGCTGATCATATACTTGTAATGATCCATCTCTGGGTCCCAACCCCATTTGTTCATGGCATCCCACCATGAATGCAAATAGGCATGGCCAGCCTGAGTACACATCTTGCCACGAATTCCGTTCATCTTTGCCACACTTTCACGTGCAAAAATTGCATACATTTTATATTTCATTACGTTCTCCAATAATAAATACTGTACATGATAACGTTATCACAATCAAGAATAAACAGACAGTTTGCTATAGAAAATGGACAAAAAACATTCGAAGGAAGACCATGCAAATACGGTCACTCAATTCGTTACGTTAATAAAAACGGATGCGTGAAGTGTATTAATCATCGTGCAACAATTGGTCAAAAATTAAATCCAGAAAAGGTTAGTGAAGCGAGTAGACATTGGCGCACCAAAAATCCTGAAAAACATAAAAAGTCTTACTCTAATTGGGTTAATAGTGAACAAGGAAGATTACTAAAAAATGCAAGTAACGCAAAGAGAAGAGCTGTACGACTACATGCTCTTCCATCCTGGTTAACTACCGAGCAGCTTCAAGAAATCAAAGAAATATATAAAAATTGTCCTTTAGGTTACGAAGTTGATCACATAATACCACTACAAGGTAAAAATATTTGTGGATTACATGTGCCATCAAATCTTCAATATCTTCTAAAATTTGATAATAGAAGTAAGCATAACAATTGGAATCCTGAATAATTCTGTTATATGCTCCTGTGTTTCATGTGTAAATTTTACTGGAATTGTGTGTGAGTGTCAACTGAATTATAGGTATGTTAGCACGAATAGCAGATATTTTTTTTCATCCACTACTTCGTAGTAAAATGGAAAACCGACGAATTTCGGAACCACACGGATTAGGCCATATGAATCTTTCATAACTTCATCAAAGGTTTTATATGGACTATGTTTCAAGGCCAGTATTCGCCAGAGTTTTGAATCTATAATTATCTCACGCATTATAGATAATCTCGAACCCTATAAGGGTGATTAATACCAATAGTTTTCCATTGATCATTGGTTAAAACACTTCTTGCATGATCGAGTGCAATATTTAATGTATCAAGTTTACGTTGATTAATTTGATCGAGAAGTATTTTGCGGGCTTCATATGTCTCGGGAATTTCGTCACAATATTCTGTATAATTTAAAGCAACGAGTAAAGGATCATAGGCATCAATTTTACAGTAACGACATTGAGATGCATCATAACCATAACCTTCCCAATGATGCTTCTGTCGTTCAGTCATCGTTCTCACTGAGGTAGTGTTCCTTTAAGGCGTCATAGTCAATATGACCTTCCTCATCAAGAAACTTCACAGCTTTACGCGCATCGAACATGTTCATATTGCAGTTAATTACCATGTCAATTGCTAGTTCTTCGTAGACATCTTTGGGCATATAACTACTTTCTATAATGGAGGGACGGGTGTGATTCGAACACACGGTGTCAACGCTTTGCAGGCGTTTGCATTGGGCCACTCTGCCACCGTCCCATTAAATTTTATTTTGATTTACCGTAACGTTTACGGGCTTCTACAATTTCAGGATCTTCAGGTGGAATTGACTTATATGTCCAATAAACGAGACCTAGTAAAATGGCACCACCAACAATGTTAAAAATCATAGTACACCTCATTGAGAAAAAGCTGGCGGAGCGTGAGGGATTCGAACCCTCGGTACCTTGCGGTACGCCTTCTTAGCAGGAAGGTGGTTTCAGCCGTCTCACCCAACGCT